AATCGGATTGTTGCTGTGCCATTGCCAGCTTTGTCGCCCTCTAGACGCCAGAATCGGTCATCGTCATATGACTTCTTTTCGCCTGATTGGGGATTTGAGATTTTATCGAATTCTCCAGCGATTTTGCTGAAGTCTTGATTGCGCATTTTACGGAGTGTTTGAATATCCATTTTATTTCCTTGTATTAGTATTTACGGTTTATGTTTAGTATGTTGTATTTCTATATTATCATTCAATTCAATTTCGTCATCAAAGACGTCATCTTCAAAATCATAATCTTCTTCAACATAGTTATTTAGCGTTCTCATACCTCCTGTTTTTTTACCATTGGTATGTCTAGCAGTTTTACCTGAACGCTTACTAGAATTCTCATCATCAAAAGATTTTGATGCTTTATAATATGTACGACCCATTTCAGTCTAATTCTTCTACAAAATGTTTAAAGATTTGCCCAAGTTTTATTTTATCGTATTTAACGAATCCAGTCAACTTTTTTATTCGCAATAATTCAGCACCCCAAATATGTTGCACAGTAGGATTACTTATCCAATGTTCAACAACATGATCCAATTCATTTACAATTACAAGGGTTTCTATCGATATCTTACCACCCAAGAATAATTTTAATGATGCAGGATATTCATTATTTTTAAAATCAAAAATACTAGAAGTATGTAGTTTATTTACATCAACATAAGTCAATAAACTAGCCAAATCGTCAATAAAAATACGACTTATACTTTGCTTTCTTTTATTCCATTCAAGAAGATTATCATCAGCTTCCTGACCTGCATAAATTGCAGACTCATTACCATAGGCAAAATTAGCAACAAAGAACTGAATAATTTCTCGATCTGAGTTAAACTTTCTCGCCAGTTTCTCAAAAATATATCTGTCATTACGAGCATTAAATGCTTCACGTGAACCTTTTACGTTTCCTCGATTTTCGAAGACGTTAAATTTTTCAGAGGTAAAATGTAATTTAATTGCTAGGTAATAACGGTATGCTTTAAATCCGTCCATATCAAATATCTAGTTTTGCCTTTTTTGGCAAATAATTCTCATCTTGAAAATTTACTTCTAATTTATCTTTAAGAGATTTATTTACAAGTTTAGCAATATCCTCTGGTTCAATAAAGTTTTCTTTACAATATTGAAGAACTGCTTCCATGTAACTAATTTTCTTTTCGTGAACGATCTGTTCAATATGCATTGAAAAATCATTTGATGATTTAAACATTTTTCTTTATCCAATATTCACAATTACGAATTTCTTGACAAACCTTACTATACTTCTCAGATTCTTTTTTAAACAATTTCCAGATAGGTGTGTTTGGATTTTCAGGATCCATTTTACGTTCAAATTTATCCAAATACATTGTAAAGAATTTACCGAGTTTCATTTTCTCAATAAGAAGTTCTTGACGTTTTGCTTTGTAATCCATAATATATTATACCTTGTTTAGTTTTGTATGTCAAGTTTTATTTTAGAAATAATATCATTTGCATCTTTGTAATCAGAATTCTCAAGAAGACGTTCAACAATATCTAGATTATTTGGATTTGGTTCATATAAACTAGCCAATTGTTTTGCATTTATTTTAATAAATGCAGAGTCTTTTGGTTCCATTAATTCCTCCGCATCGTTGCGATTGCAACAGCTTCTTCATCGCTAAAGATTGGAACAGCATTTGATTTATGCATAGTACCAATACCTTTAACCTTTGTTCCAGTATAAACTGGATTTGGTTTTACTGGGCATGGACCACCACTAAATGGAAGACTCGGAATCTTAGGTGTCTCACGACAAGCAGGTTTTCCAAGCGAGTATACATCACTGAGTGATTGCTTTGGCGTCACAATCGTCTTTGTGGCATACTTCTTTTTTAATGCTTCCCAAGAAGCATCTAACTCACGCTGTCTAGCGTTTGGTTTGCGTTTTTTGGATTTTCCAGGAGAGGTAAAAATCATTTGCATAATTTAATAAAAGAGTCAATCACAGTATATATTATACCCTAAAATAAAATCAAAGTAAAGCGATTTTTGATAAAACCTTCAGAAATATAGGGTTATTTTGACTTGGAAGCGTAGATACTGCAAATAGGATCTTGAGACTTATATGCACAGCGGACTGCAATTGGGTCGATGCCCTTTACAATTGCAGACTCAATATTTCTCTCCATAGATTTTAATTCTGCGTATTGATTAAAACTAAATGCTCCAACAACTGAAAGAAAACCAATTAAAATTGCAAGAATAAACACTTTATCATTTTCCATTTAATTCTCCTTAATTACCAACTACCATCATCAATAACAAGCCGAATCGAAATTGGACCTAATGTCAAATACAAACTGTACATTGACGGATCCATATCGTTTGGTTTATTAAACTCTTTATGAAATCTCCAATGATATGGATTTACTGCAAGAGAAACCCATATACCAGAATACTTAAGATAATTCTTTAACTGCATCACATAATCCCATTTTCTTTGCTTCAATCGCACTTAACCAAATATCCTGAGGTGGAAGCAACATCTCACGAATTTCCGCTTCTTTTAAACCAGTACATTTTTTATAATGAGCAATCATTTTCTTTGTTGTTAAATCAAATTCTTTAACAGTTGCAAACAACTCATGCTCTTTACCAATTGCACCCCATGAATATTGATGGGATAAAATTGATGTGTTTGGAGTAAGAATTCGATGACCTGGACTTCCAGCAATAAAGATCATTAGACCAGCAGAAGCAACTTGACCAAGACCGATAGTTCTAATTGGAATTGCAGATCCACGCATTGTATCGATTAAAGCAAAAGCTGCATTTAAATCGCCACCTGGACTTGTGATAATTAAATTAAGAAGTTCTGGTCTTTCTTCAGCAAAGTTGGCTTCAAAGATCCACTCAACAGCGTTCTTAACACTATTAAGGGTTATCTCCTCCATCAGTAATAGAAAAGAATGTTTTGATTGTTCTTCCTTCAGTTGCAGATTCAGTTTTGACATCATAGTATTTACCACTCTCTTTATAAAATATATGTCTACCAATTACGGTAGTCTTCTCTAACTTCCACTTCGGATTAACATAATCTGCGTGATAATATAACGCACCTTTGGTTATATCTTTTAATTTCTCATAGTTAGCATAAACAAACAATGCTACATCTTTTGATTGTTGATATGCGACACTATCTTTGTTATTTTTGAATGGGGCGCATACCCAAGAGAATTGACAAACAGTTAAACCTTGCCAGAAGGTTTTTTGTTTAACAACTCCACATATATCTTTTGGAAATCGTGGATCTTGAGTTCTGTTAAGCGTAACCATTGCGACTGCTTTTTTACCATCTTCGGATTCATATCCTGCTTCATGGTAAATATTGTCTGCTAGACAATCAACTTCTTTTTGACTTTCCTTGGTTAATTGATTATAACCTACATCAAGTATTAATGAATCAGATAATGCATTTCTGGTTAGAAGTATTGCACAGATTCCTAATAATATAATTGGTATGTATATACGATATTTACGCATATAATCTCCTTTTTAGTTAAAAGAAAGAGAGCGGATGCTCTCTCTCAATCCCTATCAGGTGGACTTTTTGCTATTAGTCTTAGTATCTAGTGGGATGTTTGAAACGAAACCATTAAGGGTTTGAGCCTTTGCAATGATATCAGTTTCTGATGGATAAGTCGGGAATCCTGGATGTTCAGGTAACTCACCACCATTTAATTTAGCAATGTCTAACTTGGCATGCCAGTTATTGCTAATTACTTCACGCTTACCAAAATAATCTTCAGTTAGCATGTCTTTCGCCATTTTTAAAAGTTCAAGACGGATATGATACGCATTCATTACTGAATTTGTCATAAATTTTCCTTTGTCTGTGTGTTCCTTCTGGTTTTGGTTATTTCAGAAAGTTTCCTCTTGGTTTCCTCTGTATGAGGTTTTCCAGGGATATTTTGATGAGTCATGCTCATCTTTTCTTTAGTCTCTTGAGAATGTTTTCTTCCCTTAAAACCAACATTATTTAAAGAAATTTTTCTGCGAGTTTCTTCGCTTCTAACTTTTCCTGTTGCATCTGGAGGAACCTTACCACCAGAATTAATGTTCCAACCAATATTTCTTTTTGGTCTAAAACATTTTTCACGCATTAATGTACACTCATATGAACCAATAAAAAGAATATCCATCTTTATATTAGAATCTTTCTCAAATGCTTCTTTTAACAGCAAATTACCAGAACTATTTTTATGTTCCCGTAATCTTCGTTTTGGATCATTGGAAACCCCAATGTATCCATGTTCTGTTGGATCTAACTGGTTTTCATGGTGAATCCAGTAAACATATCCTATTTTCATTCTCACATCTCCTAAAAGTGAATTTAGTGTGATGTGTGATGTGATGTGTAGTTAATAAAATAGAACTTTTATTGAGAGTTCCCAACTCACTTATCATTTATAATCTAATAAAATTAAACTCTACTTCAGAATATTTGTTTTGAAGAGCATTCCAATGTTTTCTCCAAGCATCAATTCTTTGTTGTTCAGAATCTTTGTTAACATCATTAACATATGTACTTGTAAAACTTTCTACAGTATTAGTGAAGTAAGAATCGCAACCATATATGTCAATAACATCAACATACATATTTAGAACTATCGAAGCAGCAACATGCCCTGAACTATACATTTCTGGAACTTTATATTCAGTATCAATTATATTTACAGCATAACGATTCTCAATATAATCCTGAAATTTTAATTCACCTGCAGTTCTCCATGCTTGTTTAGTAACAAATACTTGATCTTCCTTACATTGAATTAAATTTGGTTTGGCAAACCATGCATGCATGATATTGCCATCCGTAATAACAGTACCATCAACAGTTGTCCAGGGAATATTACATCCCATAACATAATCATACCCTAGTTTACCTTTAAAGGCAAATCTAGATGGTCCATTGCACAATACTGCAGCTTTCATTACTCGGCGACCGCAACGATAAATTCTTCTTTGATCATAATGCGCTGAGCATCACCAATCTTAACAATCGCACCTTTGTTCCACTCAAGGTAAATAACATCACCGACTTTTACATCAGTGACGTCAGGACCAATGGCTAGAACAGTGCCAGTTTTTGATTGATCAAATCCAGCGCCTTCAAGAATAATACCAGACTGAGTAGTATTTTCTCGTTTGTTCTCTGCAATAAGAACAAACTTCTTCATTGGCTGAATATTCATATTAGAATGAATACTTTAGACTTGCTTGAACAGTATTACCATCAAATGCGCTTACGCGATCTTGACCGTATTGACGATAGAAGTCAACACCTGCTTTAAAACCACCACCCAATGGAACAGATGCGCCAGCACCAACACGCAACGCATATCCGTCAGCAGTTGATCCTACATTGTTCAAATATGATGCGCCAACCTTTGGTGTTAGAGTAACATTACCAAGTTTGTAGATATCATAACCAGCAACAACGCTGTATTTGTCTTGGTTATTTGCTGATTGATTCAAACGAGAAAATTCTCCCTCAACAGAAACTTTACCAAATTGCTCACCAGCAGTTACACCATAGTGAGAATGGTTTTTACCAGAATCTTGATGCGATTCATCTTTAGCACCAAATACTCCAACTTCAACAGCCTGAGCGACACCAAATGTTGCCAATAGTGCGATTAACAAAATACCTTTTTTCATATAACTCCTTAATTAATAAAATTGCTGACTGATTGGGTAATAAGGACAGTCAGCGAAACCTCAGGTCAAGTCAGCTTACGCTGCTAGAGCAATCTCAAATGGTGCGTAGTTGTCGTTGGCACCTGAACGTTGTCTTTGGTCTCCTCATAGCCTTAATGTAGATAATCGAACCTATACACCCCCATCATAACCCCTTTATATTTTTATATTCTAATCTAAGTTTTTTAAATTCTGTAATCCAATCATCTCGTTTTTCAACAAAAATTTGAGGATCTTCATTATCAACACCAACAAGAATTAACATCTTATTTATTGGTATTCCTGTTAATTCTTCAAACATAACCGCATATGCAGATGTTTGCATAAAATACCCATGAATCCAATCACGATTCTTTAATTTACTAGAAGTTTTAAAATCAATAATACAAAGTTTACCTTCATATTCTGCAATACAATCAACTGTTCCAGCAACTTCTAAATGATGAGAATATAGAGGAGATTCTAACGCATGTATATTATCTATTTTTTGTAGATGCGGTATTAGACTATTAAACAAATGTGTGTCGAACATGTCTGGTTCGACAGGTTTACCAAGTAACCAGTTTTCGCATAGATTATGAATTCGTGTTCCTCTACCACTGGCTTTTGCTGATATTTTGTTTGCTTCTTCTTCACCGACTTTTTTTCTCCATTCCATAATTGATTTTTTGGAGTGAAGTCCCGTAACTGTGGTAACGGAAGGATAGGATTTACCCGATGGAGTTTTATATAATCTTCCATCAAGAGTGTCGATACGTTCAAGTTTGGTAAAACCATGATCAATAAAGTTTGGCATTAACAGTATTCTACGATTTCTTTAAAGTATTCTTCACGTTGAGCCAAACCAAGGAAACCGCCATTAACATGTTCAGTTAACATTTTAATATCTTGAACATCAGCGTACTTGTTTAAATTGTGACTATGCCAGAACCAAATAGCAGACATCAACGCAGTATTAATATCAGTGTGTAAATAATCTGGATTATCAAGAATTGTTGCTGCGTCTTCAGCATACATTTCTTTCGCAAACTGTTCATATTCAGCTTTACCTGTTAATTGAATCGGTCCACGTCCACGATACTTGTAACCATCACCTGATATCTCATCACCATTACCCATGCGGTTTGCATAGATACGATTAGCGATTGCTTCTGGTTTATGCGCATAGTGTTCAGCGATTGACATATCATGATTAAAATGTGAACCGAAAGTTCTAATTAAACCTTCTGCTGAATAATTTAAGTTTTCTTCAAGACATGTCCAACCAGCGGACTCAACACCACACTGAGAAATAAAACCAGCAATTCGGTTTTGATTATCAATTTGATATTGTGGAAGAAGGGTTGTAAACGCTTCGATTAATCCGCTTGTAATTTTGCAGTGCGGGAAAATCTTTTGAAAGTGTTCTACTGTAATCATTGTTTATAAACACCATATGTTAGTAATTTTTCGGTTTCACTGAACCAAGAAATATCATTTAATGCATCTTTAAAAGACATACACTTAACAAAAGAAGAACCATCTTCAAGTATTTCAGCATATAGAAATTTATCAGTATCAGATAATTTTGTTTTTAA